CGTCAGCCAGCACGCATGCCAGCCGGGCAACTTGGGGAGGTCGGGCAGAGAAGATTGAAAGAACTGTTGGCGGAACATCTCCACGCGCTCGTCGTCGGACAGTTCCCGGTTTTCAGTGGTCGCGCGATCTTGCGCAGCCCGTGAGTCTCGGATGTCGGCGTTAACAGCAGCAGATTTGGTGAGGCGTTCGTCTGGTTTTGACATAATGTCGCTCCTTCAGCGATTGTGCGCATTATAGCGCGGAAATTGAAAAGACAAAAAGTTAAGCACGATTGCTCTGTGCGCGGTCGTATTCGGCGTAGCGCTTTGCGTACTTCATTCTGAGCACGGGATCGTCCCAGACACCGGCTTCGATGAGGGCTTGCTTGCGCTCAGGGCTGATGTGGATCTCTTTGCGGGTGCTTTGCGGGGCATGCTCCCGGCCCGACCCGACCGCCGGGCCGCCGCGCGCTTCACGGTCTGTCTTTTGTGCCGACTTGCCGAACCGCTCAGGCAACCGGCGCGCTGCGCGGTTCTTCAGCTCGTCCCAGTAGTCCTCGGACGCCGGGTCGTAACCGTCACGCACGAGACCTTGGTCAATAGCGAGCACGATAGCGGACTCTTCATTACGGCCTTGAGGGTCATACCATTCTTTGTGGGTGGTCAAGAAGTCATTAGCGAGCTCCAAAACCCGATGATCAGCCGGGGCCGGTGGGCGCGGGGTCTGAGCAATGCGCTGGGCGTTTTGCTGGGCCTGCTGTTGGGCGTAGGTGAGCTGGTTAGCGCGGGCGATAGCCTCATCGCGGTAGCGCATAGCCTTAGCGACATCGTCCCCGTTACCGGCCTCTACTGCCTTGGCAATCACTCGCTCGGCAGTTTCCGCCTCCTGCCGGGCTTGCTGGGCCTGGGCTGCGTAGTTGCCGACGTCGGTCTGGGCCGCGCGCTGCTCCTGAGCGGCCATACGGCGCTCTAGGGTGTCGTTCTGCTTACGCAGAAAGTCGAGCTCTATTTTGTCGCGCTTAATCGCAGCCTCGCGGCGTTGTTTACGCTCGAGCTTCTCCAAGCGCCTGCGTTCACGCAGCGCGTCACGTTCGGGGTCGCCGGTGGAGCCACCGTCTGAGTGGTCGTCTTCGTCGTCATCCGAATCAGACAGGCGTTTGTCGGCCTGCGGCTTGTCATCTGTTAGAGTGTCGCCGGACTTGCGCTCCGGCAGCTCGACTATGTCTAGATTGTCGTCATCTTCTTTGAGTGTGGCCATGGTCGTTTCCCCTTAAAAGAAAGCCTTGATGAGCAGCGGGTCAGTGGTCACCGTTCCCAGCACATCCAGGTCGTTATACAGCACGTAGTAGGCTTTGTCGCCTGCGTCGTTAGTGCTGACCCAACGGTCGCCGCCGTAGCGCGGGACGCGTACATAATCCCCGGCTTTGCACCACTCGCCCTCGGGCCAGAGCGCTTGGTCGCTGCGGCTGCGGAACGCAAGCGGCCCGCAAGCAATGACCTTTGCCACAGACGTGTTCCACATTTGGGTGTCTTGATCGTTAGTGGTGAGGATGATGCCGCTCTTGGTTTTCTGCTCCGGGGTGCGGATTTGAACCAAGATTCGCGAGCCGAGGGGCTTTACGCCAGGGTCGCAGGCCGGAAAGGCTTCTTCTAGGGGTGTAGTCATGTTGCTCCTTCAGCAAGTGTTGTGGTGTATTTGTACATCCCGGCCCAATGCCCGGACTGACGCACACCGTGCGTCGTTAAAGCGGGTCGCGTTCGCCGTTACGTTCTTCGTCCAGCGCTGACAACAGTAAATTTATCGCAAATTCTAGCCCTGCTACATGCCCCACGCGCACACCGTACTCGAAAACGGTCTTTTCGCCAGGGCGTTGTAGCGATTCTAACGCGTACCGTCCCTGCTCGGCTTTGAGCCGCAGGAGCAGATGGTCCGCGAGGGTCATGCGGGCGTCTTAGGCCCGGTTTGCGCAGGGGCCGCCGGAGTGGTCTGACCGTTACACGGCACACCCGCCGCCATACGGTGTTTTTGGCGCACAAAAGCGCTATTCATAGGGACTGTGGACGTTGCCATGGTGCTTTTCTCCTTCAAGGGTTGATACCGGTACCGGTCGTATACGAGATACGCTCGCCGGACTCTATTTCCGCTATCGCGAGGTTGGTCGCAGTCTCGTTATCTTGCGCGTTCATACGCTCACGAGCTGCCATTTCGTCTTGCGAGCGCTGAGTTTCGGCCAGTTCACGTGCCTGCATCTGCTGGGCATCAAATTGGCGCTCTTTGTCACGGTCTTGCAGCTTGGCGGACTCGATTTGCAGGCGCTGTTGGTCCGAGGCTTGATCGGCTGTGGCTTGTTGCTGGGCCTTTTGCGCGTCGGCCGCGATCTTCATCTGCGTAGCCTGAATAGTGTTGTCCGGCGGCATCGGCGGCTGGGGCTTGAACTGCTGAGCGGCCTGGTCAATCTGCGCTAGTTCCTGTGCGAATCCGTTCAGTTGCTGCTCTATTAGTTGCTGCACTTGCATCACCAGCTGAACCTGCTCAGATGCTTCGCGCTCGATGAGATTCTGCTTTTGCGCTTTGTCCACCGCCTCATGTGCCTCGGCCATGTAGTAGTTCAACAGGTGATCACGCAGGTGCGTAGCCATGGGGAACAGGTAAGTCTTGATGATCGCAGGATTCTGACCGAACAGGGGTGACTTCAGGAAAGCCATATGCGCTTTCAAGTGCGCCATGTGGTCCTGGCGAGGCAACACATAGACCGGCCGCCCCATAGCCGCTGCGACATTTTCAGACACGGGGTCCATGTCTTCGTCTGTCGGCATCTTCTGCAGCACGTCGTCAGCGTCGACCTTCAGGTTACGCAGGAAGATCTTCTCCACCTTACGTGCGTCGTACATCTGGGGCAACATTGCAGCTCGTTGCTGCAGAGCCTGCACCTGAGCAAAGCGCTGCGCCTCGCTGAAGATAGCCGGGTCGCTGACCGGCACCACATCCATAGGCCCGTCAAAGTCCGCTGGGTCAATGTCCAGGCCGCTGATCTTCTTGATACGTTCGGCGTCCTCAACGGTCAAGTTTGCGCCGTTAATACGGTGCAGTATCTTGAAAAACCGAGCCATCGACGAGTGTGTGCGGCTGTGGATAGAGCTGAACACCACCATACCTTGCTCAATGAGCGCGAGCGTAGTGCCCACAGGTGCGTTAGCGTTCTGGTCTGAGAGCTTCTCAAAGCTCGTCTGCACCACCCCCTTGCCCGCATCCACTAGGAAGCCTAGCAGTTGGAACAGCGTGGGGCTGGGGCCTGCAAACGGCAACGGCATCGCAATCTTGCGTACGTCGTCGACCATCGCGCCGCCTTCAATCTCAGTAACCTGGGTCGGCTGCAGGTTGAGAGTCTGGCCGCCAGGGCCGCCCTTCAGCTTTAACAGCGTCGGGATGTTCTGTATGTGGGCGGAATCAAGTAGCGCGCGCAAAGCGCCGGTGGCTGCACCAGTTAGCCCACCAATCATGTGTGTGAGGCCGATAGGGTACGCGCCGCGCCAGGGTACGAACGGGAACTCCACAATCCACTCTAGCTCCTGTTGCTGCTCGTCGCCGAGGTCCCAGTTGCGGTACAGCGAGAGGGCTTTACCCGATGACTTGTCTACAGTCAGGATATATGGGGCGAAACCCTCATCGAACTCCAAGCCCACGTAGATCTCGAATATGGTGCGTAGGCCGTCTTCGTTGTAGCTGGTTTCTTGCCGACCCTCTATCTTGTCATTAGCCACGCCGGACTTTGTGCGTTCGATGTCAGACGCGTAGCCCAGGTCAACGTCGATGTACATGCCTGACTCCACACGCGCGCGGTAGGAGCTCTTGGTGAGATACTGGACATGAGTCTTGCGCTCGGCCGAGTAGAAGTTGGTCGCAGCAAAGGGTATCAGGATGTCATCTATAGGGATGAACTCCGGCACAGTGCGGCGTTTCTGGTTGCTGAAAGCAGCTTTAAGGTACTGAGCCCCGCCCAGGGGTACTTGCGTTGTGAGCTGCTCCAACTCTCCGCGCAGCTCCTGCATCTGCTCGGTACATTGCCAGTTCATGAAATCGGCTTTGCGCTCGGCACGCTCTATCTTGGGCTGGTCCACCTTGCCTAGGAGCTTGCTTTTTACCGGGCCTGAGGGCGGGAAGATCTCCTTCATCACCCGTGCTGAGAAGTCTACACAGGCCTCAATCAGCATGGGGTGTACAACGCGCGTTGCACCACTGAACTGAGCCCCGCCGGGCGCATCGTCGCCCATACCGGTGCGGCGCAGCCCTTCCTCGTAAACTTTGTCGCGCTTTGAGCGAGCTTCTTTGTCGTTCTCTAGCTTTTCTATCAGGTCCGTGACATAGTCAGCGAGGTCATCCCTGTCCACATCTTCTACGATGTTCGCAAAGTGCTCGGACTTGGCCTTCTGGTCAGCGAGGTTCTCTTCTAAGTGTAGAATCGCGCCACCGTCTTCGGTGTCTTCAACCGTAGACCCTGAACCGTCGTCCTCATCGTCTTCGAGCGGGACGTTCAAATCGTCTGTGTCTTCTTCAATCACCAGCAGCTTCCTGTAGGCTTTTTAACAGTCTTGCCCTTTACCATACCGCCCTTTTTGAACCCGGCGGCTTCGGCGTCGGCTTTGGTCTTAGCGTCGCCCAGGCCCATTACAGCGGCTTTGGAGGTCTTGGCTTTGTCTTCTTTGTCAAAGTCAGCCGAGCCGGTAACGCGGTCCTTCAGATACCCAGCAAAATTGCGTGTCTTCATACGCTTGGTATCTGCGTCCAATTTCTCGTCTAGCGATGCCATAGAGCACTCCGAAGGTGAATTGCAGCACCATGATGAAGCCGCACCCCCACAAGGTGAAGAGCTCCAAGCATAAAAGCTGGATTGTTAAGTGTACGCGGGCGTTGAGCATGTTGAAAGACTCCGTTCAGTCTGTCGAGCTAGTATTGTCGCGAATTATACGCCCAAATTTGCGTTCAGGCAAATTCTGCGCGCAGTTGCTCAACAATTTGGTCTACTCGTGACGGGTCGAACCGCACAAAGCCGCCGTCTGCGTAAAGTTCAGTTTCGCCTTCAATGTCGCCGAGCTTCAGTTTTCTGACCCTACTCGGGTGTTCGGTTTGTTTAGCGCCTTTTGTCGTCGGCGGATGAAGTGCGTATTGTTTGCCAACAAACGGGTCAATCAACATCATGTCAACGTGTGGCTCTTTGCCTGTTTCTTCAGCTCTACGAGCGGCATAGTATTCGGCCATAGGTCGCTGGTTTGCAGCGAACACAGATTCAGCGTCGTCAACAGGTTCACCCGCTCTCCCACGATAAACGCCTTGCAGCATCTTTGATTCGCCGGAAGCCTTGATGACACCAGCTTGCTTGCTGAGTCGTGACGGCACAGAGGCGTTCTTCACAGCTGCCGGACCATACTTAGCGGCCAGCCCGCCCACGCCACTCAGCAACGGGGCTACGTTCAGAGCCATGCCGACCGGATAGCCATACTCCGCGCCCGCCTTCACTGCTGCGTCGCGTGCGGAGTCAGAGTCGGACAGCACAGAGCCGCGTTCAAACTCGTCGGGCGCGGTGCCGAGCAAGCCGCCGAGCGCCCCATAAGTGCCGGAGAACTGCTCCCGGAGCTCTGAGCCACGACCCTCGACCTGCGGTGCGTAGCGCACATCGCGCGGGTTGGGGTACTTGGCGAGGAGACGTTCAATTTCGGATTTGGGCATGCTGTCTGCTCCTACGCTGCGTAAGGGTTGGTGTACTCGGGCCGAGGCGGCCGGTCGTCGGGTTGTTCCTTAGCGACTGGCAGTGCGAGCCAGCCCTCATTCTTCAGGTAAATCACGGTCTGCGACCAGCAATCCACATACTCGTCGTGCTCAGCCACTGGGAACTTGGCCAGTTGTTCCTTGAACGGCACAGCCCAGCTCACGGGTTGGCCGGGATTGTGCTTGCTTTCCAACAGCCACATGAGTCCCAGCTCCAGCGTCGGCGAGGCTTGATGCGCGCGGCTAATCTTGTCGGCATTGCCTGGATTATAAGCCACGACCGGCACACGGGCGAGTCTCAGGTCTTGAATGAGCGACTGTCCTGACGCCTTCGCCTCAACAATCATTCTGTCCGGCCGCTTTGCGCGCGCAAACGGGGTGTCCTTGCTGATGCCGCCGTACTCCTGCGACCAATCCTTGAGCACGCGCTTGCGCAGTTCGGGGTAGGACAGGTGCTCGTCCCAGCAGTCCAGCAGCAACACCTGATGAATGCCTTCATGCGTGAACACGCCCCAGACC